AGACGTGGGCCGTGATGACCGATCCAACTCAAGCTGGCCCGGATCAAGACCAGCCCGGAACACGCGGACCATTGGATAGACGTGGCGGGCTATAGCGGCCTGCGGTGGTGAGGTGGCCGTAAAATGATGCCCCGGCCCAGCATTTACTACAATGATAATTGCCCGCAGGTCTGCGCGTGGATCCGGCAGTTGATGTTTGACGGGCTGATCCCCTATGGCGTGGTCGATTCCCGATCGATCCTTGATGTGCAGCCCGCCGATCTGGAAGGCTTTACGCAATGCCATTTCTTTTGCGGGATTGCGGGCTGGGCCTATGCCTTGAAGCTGGCGGGATGGCCCGCCACGCGCCCGGTCTGGACCGGATCACCCCCTTGCCAGCCGTTTAGCGCGGCGGGAAAATTGGAAGGAAAAGAAGATGCACGACACCTCGGTCCCAAATTTATCAGTCTGGTCAGGGCCTGCCGCCCCCCTGTGCTGTTTGGCGAACAAGTCGCAAGCGCGGCTGTGTTCGGAAAGTCTGCAAAGCGCGTTGGAGGCGAACCTGAATGGGCCTGGCTCGACGATTTATCAGACCGTTTGGAAGCCGCACACTACGCCGTTGGGGCGTCAGATATACCGGCTGCGGGCGTCGGCGCGCCGCACATCCGACAGCGAACCTTCTTTGGTGCGGTCCGGCTGGCCGACGCCAATGGCCGGGACGCCTGCGCAGAACGGGAACAACGAAGCGGGCAACAACGACTCAAGCCGCAAGACGGTGGCCCTGAGCGGCTGGGCCACACCAGTTGGGCAACAGGCGAACGGGACGCCAGATGCGTTTCTGGAACGCAAGCGCAAGAGCATGGCGAACGGGTCGCAATCAATGGGGGTATGCCTGTCGGACCTAAACATGCAGGTGCAGGCGTGGGCGGGCTGGCCGACGCCAACGAGCCGGGATCACAAGGACGGCAAGGAATGCCCCAACGTCCCGTTGAACGCGCTGCTGGGTCGGGTGGCCTGGCTGACAGCCAACCCCCAAGCGGCACGGATCACGGCGGATGGGACGATGTTGACTGGCTGTTCTGCCGGGATGGAAAGTGGCGGCCAGTTAAATCCAGCGTTCAGCGGCTGGCTGATGGGCTTCCCGGAAGCGTGGTGCCATGCGGCGCTCACAGCCCGCTTGCGCAAAGCACCAAAGAAGCCCGTCGTGTGATGCGGCTGCGCGGGTATGGCAATGCAATCGTGCCGCAAGCCGCCGCGCTGTTTATCCGCGCGTTTGACACAACCGTCAATAACTGGCAATAGTAACCCGAAGGAGTCTGACCGATGCCAAAACGAGTGAGAATGTCGCCGGAAGGTCGGCGCGAGGTGATCATAAAAGCGGCCATTGCCCTGACGCGTGAGGCCGATGGATGTCTGGACTCATGGTCGCGCCAGGACGTGGCCAACAAATGCGTGCCACCGACCAGCCTGGAAACGGTGAAGCGTTATTATTTGATGCCTGATCTGCGGGCGGCCGTGCGGGCGCTGCTGGATAAGTAACAGCTAGTCCCGGCTTTCAATTGCGTCTGCGATCCGGTTGAGTGCGCCTGCCACTGACTCTGCCGCTGTCAGAATGGCGATAGACAATCGTTCGGAATCGTAAGAACGGTCAGAATTGGCAGTTTCCATCTGTTTTGCAATCTGGTCCAAACCGGTTCGCTTTTCGCTGTGTTCGTCTTCGCCTGCGATAAGCAAAATTGCTTGGGCTATGTTTGCTAGGTCGGTCATTGGTGTGGTCCTTTATGAGGGTTGACTTATCGGAACCAGTTAAGCATATTGCGAAGTCAAAAGCAAGCGCAAAAGAGGCATTATGGAAAAGCTAAACGAATATTTAGAGTGCAGAACGGCCCGTGAATTGGCGCGCGCTGTGGGTGTTTCTGAAGCACATATGTCAGACCTGAGACACGGTAAACGCACACCATCGCTGAGTCTGGCACGGCGCATAAAGCAGGCAACCGATGGCGCTGTGGACTATGACGCGTGGGGGTTTGTCCAATGAGCCCGCTCTGCACAGGTTTCGGGCAATACGACACGCATTCGATCACGCTTTCCAGTGGCAAGCCGAACACTGCGGCCCTTGCCGGACAACCTTACACCAGCGTGACAGAAGCCGACATTCTGGCCATGGTGCAAGACCCGCCAAGCATCCACAAAGACGACGCGCAATGGTTCATCCCGTCCGATTATCTGGCGCATGATGCCCGTGAACATGAGGCCCAACGCCTGCACGGTCAATTCTGGGCCATACCCCTCGACCTGGACGCCAACAGCCCGCCCTTGGCCGTTGTTCGGGCGGCGCTGGATGGTGTGGTAGGTAACGCGGGCAGGGTGATCTATTCCAGCCGGTCGGCCAAGGCTGATAACCTCAAGTGGCGCGCGTTGTGCTGGTTGGAAACTCCAATCGCCGGGGCGGATTATGCGGACACGGTTGAGGCGTTCAACGATCTGATAGCCGATCAGCTTGAGCCGGACAGGGCATTGCAGCGCACCGGCCAGCTTATCTTTTTGCCGAATCGGGGCGAGTATTATGAGTCAGAGGTGCATGACGGACCCCGCATAAGCCTGACGCAGAACCATCCCATTATCGTGAAGCGCGAACAGACAAGACGCAGCCGGACCGATGCTGAAGCCAAAGCGGCAGCATGGAAGGCGCGCAAGGCTGCCCTGACACCATCTGACGCCACAAACGTGGTCGACGCCTTCAACGAGACGCATGTGGTGGCCGATCTGCTGGACCAATATGGATATGAACATGCGGGGGACAGCGACAACTGGAAAAGCCCCATGCAATCCGGCGGCAGTTTTGCCACGCGGGATTATGGCGATTACTGGATCAGCCTGTCAGGATCGGACGGCGCCGCGGGGATCGGTCAAGACACCAAGACCGGGCAACGCTTTGGCGATGCGTTCGATCTGTTCGTGCATTTTGAACATGAAGGCGACTTCAACGTAGCGGTGCGGACGTTCGGCGCGCGACACCGCCTGTTGAACATGCCCGGTCCGTCGCATGTTCCAGCCGGGATGATGCCGACAGCGCCCGTGCAGGGAATGCCGACAGCGCCACGGGCGGACAGTGTAGTCGATCTGATCTGTGCCAAGATACAGGAAAATCCGCATGAATCGGTTCACACCGTGGCAGACGAAATTGCGCGGCTGAAGCCGGTTGATCGGGAAACCGTGTTTGATTACTGCAAAGACCAGGGCGTCAAAATAAAGATGCAGATTGCCGTCAAGGAATCCGTTGCAGATAGCCGAAAAGCGGCGATGGAACTGCGCGGCCTGATAGCAGACAAGAACGGCGGCCCGGTCCCGAACATGACCAACATCAAGCGGGTGCTTTGCAGCGAGGAAGGTTGGCGCGGCACGTTTGCCAAGAGTCTATTCGATGACGCGGTCTGGCTACGCCGACCTGACAGCCGGCAGTTGACTGATGACGACGTGCTGAAGGTCATGGAAGTCATGCAAAGCGATCTGTTTCCGTCGATCGGGGTTGAGACAGTCCGGCATGGCGTACAGGCGGCGGCGGCTGGCAATACGTTCCACCCTGTCAGGGAATATCTGGAAAGCCTGCAATGGGATGGTGTCGGCAGGGCCGCAGCGCTGTTTACCATATACTTTCCATGCGCGTCTGAGGATCCTCAATATCTGAGGGCGGTGGGTGAGAAATTCCTGATCGGTGCTGTGGCCCGCGTAATGCAGCCGGGATGCAAGGTGGACACCATGCCGGTCATCGCGGGCAGTCAGGGGCAGAAGAAATCAAGCGGCCTGGCCGCGCTGGTCGGTGATCAATGGTATGGCAACGATATGCCGGACATGACCCAGAAAGACGCCAAGGAATGGCTGCGCGGAAAGTGGATGGCCGAGATAGGCGAGTTGTCGGCCATGCGCGGCAAGGACATCGAACACATCAAGAATTTCCTGTCCACCACCAGCGACAGCTACCGCAAGTCTTACGGACACGTCACGCAGACCTATCCGCGGCAGACCGTCTTTGCAGGGACCGTCAACGGCAACGAGTATCTGTCAGACGAGACGGGCAACAGGCGTTTCTGGCCCCTTCAGATGATCGAAGGGGCGCTTGTCGATGTAGAAGGGCTTGCGCGCGACAGGGGGCAGCTATGGGCTGAGGCGCTGCACATGTATTACAGCAGCACGGCGTGGTGGTTCGATGAGGGTGAGTCGGCAACCCTGTCGGCGCAACAGGCTGCGGCCCGGTCGGTGGACATCGACGAGACCCGTGTTGTGGAATGGCTGCGCGAACAAGAAGGCCCCGTCACGGCGGGAGGCGTGGCCGCAAGGCTCTTTGCAGATGCGCCTGGCAACAAGTCGCTGTCGATGCGGGTGGCCCGATACCTTCAAGCGGCGGGCTGGCGTCCTGTCAGGCGCGTATCAGGCACAAAGCAATGGGACAGGGGGCGCGGTGCAGAGCCTTACGTTTCCCCTTCATGCGGGGGGAACGTGATGCCCATGACGCCGCCCCGTTAAATCTTAAATTACTGTTAAATTGCTGCCCCGCCCCGTTAAATTGTGGCGGGGCTTTTTCTTTGGTTTAGTGGCACTATGTGGCACTGGCTCAAAAACAGGTGGCTTCGGGTAAGTCTTTGATTTGTAACATGTAAAGGCATTGTGGCACCTTGTGGTACTTACTTATAGAGTTCTAGACAGAAAGAAGAATGAGGGTAGTTTACAATTGCTATAATTTATGGAATGGTAATAGATGATTTTTTACAGGTGGCCCTAAGTAGAAAGTGCCTTCAGGTGGCACAATGTGGCACTAAATCGCGCTAAACCATTGGTATCAAAAGGGTTTTTCTTGTGCCACCTTGGTTTGACAGGTAGCACTAATCATTTCAGGTGCCACCAAGCACAAACCGCTTGCATATAACGGCAATAAGCGGCAATATCACCCAAACGCAACCGGAGGAACACCATGCAGATGCCCCGCAACGGATTTGACAGCCTGGCCGCAGTGGCCCGCCTGAACACCGACAACACGATGCATCACCGGGAACGCTGGCCGTCTCTGGATTGGGTCTGGGATGAACTGGACATGCTGCGCCGCTGGCAGGACGAGGCGGTTGATCCTGACGATCATGATGCGCTTGAAGCGGAGCTGGGTGCTACGCTGGATGAACTGGACGCGCTCACAGAGCAGCGGGACGCGCTGTCAGAGGCCGTCCGGCTGCTGCTAGAGCCTGAGCCGGACATGGAGCGTGTGCATGCCATTCTGATGGGGGGTTGGTGATGACTGATAACGCAGACCAGGCAGCACGCATGCGGGCCATGTGGTCTGCCGTGGCATTAACATCACTCAATGACGCAATTCGCCATGCCTCAAGGGAATCCAAAAAGAACAAAGGCCGGGCGCTAAAAACCCTGACACTGTGGGCAAACTCACGGGACGGTCGGGAAGTGCTCAGTCTGGCTGGTATCAACCCCGACAAGCGTGTTACTGACTGCATGTTGGCATTCGCAGCCAAGGGCGTGCCACCCACAATGTCGCGCAAAAGGGGGGCCAAGCTATGATGCCTGCACCGAAATTTCCCCAATATAAAACGGTTCCGACCGCATCGCTGATACCGTACGTACGCAACGCCCGCACACATTCGCCGCAGCAGGTGGACAAAATCGCGGCTTCGATCCGTGAATTTGGGTTTCTGTCACCTATAATTACGGACGGGCAAAACGGCATTTTGGCGGGCCACGGGCGCGTCATGGCGGCCCAGAAGCTGGGGCTTGATACGCTGCCGACGATTGACGCGGCGCACCTGACCGAGGCGCAGCGGCGCGCCTATGTGCTGGCAGACAACCGCACGGCATTGGACGCAGGCTGGGACAACGATCTGCTCAAGATCGAGTTGCAGGACCTGGAAGCTGAGGGGTTCGACCTGTCGCTGACCGGCTTTGACTTGGGTGAGATAGCCGCGCTGACACTGGACGAGACTGAGGGCCTGACTGACCCCGACGCGGTGCCTGACGCGCCTGCCGTGCCCGTGACGGTTCTGGGCGACGTGTGGCTGCTGGGGCGGCATCGGCTGATGTGTGGCGACTCGACCAGCATTGACGCGGTGGAGCGGCTGATGGATGGGCAGAAGGCTGACATGGTGTTTACCGATCCGCCTTATGGAATTGCATACAGTAGCGACAAGTTTGACGGCAACAAAGCGGGAGTAACAAACAAGCGGAACAAAGCTGAAATGATTACAGGCGATGAAAATGCCTTTGATCCATCCTTCTTGGTTCAGATGTTTAAGGGCGCAAAAGAGATGTTTATTTGGGGGTTCCAATACTACCCTGAAAAACTGGGGCGCGGCGGTTTGATTGTTTGGAACAAGAAGCGTGAATCGCAATCTGCAAACCCTCATGGCGACTTTGAATTGTGTTGGTCTAGGCGAGAGCGCAATAAAATGTGCTGGCTTGAATGGGGTGGTTTCAAGAACAAGGAAAAGGGTGAAGATCGCCTGCACACCACACAAAAACCGGTTGCGTTGTCACTTTGGTTTTTCGAGAATTGGGGTAGTGGTTTGACCTGCGTCATTGACCTATTCGGCGGCAGCGGTTCAACCCTGATCGCCTGCGAAAAGACCGCCCGCGACTGCCGGATGATGGAACTTGACCCCAAATATTGCGACGTCATAATCCAACGCTGGCAGAACTTCACCGGCCAGACCGCCACCCTTGAGGCGACGGGCCAGCCGTTCAGGGCGTAGACCCTCAGCGCAATTGAAACAGTTTGTCCGTGCGAAGGGCGTCAAGCTGAGCCTCGACCACATCCATCATGGCGCGGACCTCAGGGTCCATGTTGGCAACGTCAAGGCGCATGACTTCTTTTTGAAAGTTGAAGATCATGTTGCTAAGGGCGGTGTATTGGTCTTGCATGGTGTGGCTCCTTGCCGGTGTGTCTCTCTGCATCCTTATTACCCGTTATTACTTACCGTGTCAAGCGCCTTGTCAACAATAATTCCCCGCGCTATATTTAACGTATGGATGGAATGCCTAAAAAACCCTGTGGACGCAAACAGCACGCGCCGACCGATGCGCAGCGCAAGCTTGTCGAGCTTCACGCGACGGTCGGCACGACACAGGACATGATCGCCCGCGTGATAGGTATCGACAAAAAGACGTTGCGGCTGCACTACCGCGACGAGTTGGACCTATCTATGGCGAAAGCAAACGCCACAATCGGCGGCGCGCTGTTCAACAAAGCCAAAGGCGGCGACACGGCGTCCATGACATTCTGGCTCAAGACGCGCGCCCGGTGGCGCGAAACGTCCGACGTGAACCATGTTAGCGAGGACGGCAGCATGTCGCCAAAGGCCGCGCTGGACGTATCCCGCCTGTCACCTGAAGCTCTGGCGGAAATTGTGGCGCTTGGCGATGCAACTGACACCGATTGACATCATTGCCGCCGAAAAAGAAATGTGCCGCCGATCACTGGCATACTTTGCACGGCGCGCCTGGCACGTCCTGGAGCCGTCCACGCCGCTCAAATGGGGCTGGGCACTGGACGCTATCTGTGCGCACCTGGAAGCCGTCACGCGCGGCGACATCAACCGCCTGCTGATGAACGTGCCGCCCGGCACCATGAAGTCGCTGTTGACCGGCGTGATCTGGCCGAGTTGGGAATGGGGGCCTAAAGACCTGCCGCACACGAGGTTCCTTGGCACGGCGCACAAGCAAGACTTGGCCGTCCGGGATGCAATGAAGTGCCGCCGTCTGATCCAATCGGAATGGTATCAGACGCGGTGGCCGATGGTCCTGATGGCGGACAATAACGCCAAGCTGCGGTTTGAAAATGACAAGACAGGGTTCAGGGAAGCCATGGCCTTTGAAGGAATGACCGGATCGCGCGGCGATAGGGTTTTGATCGACGATCCGCACAGCGTTGCGGACGCCAACAGCGTCCAGAAACTTGCTACGGGCGTTACGACGTTCCGGGAAGCCCTGCCATCCCGCGTCAACAATGAAGATTCCGCGATTGTAATCATCATGCAGCGATTGCACGAGTCTGACGTATCCGACGTGGCAATTGATTTGGGCTACACCCACCTTTGCCTGCCGATGCGGTTTGAATCGGATCGGCGATGCTCCACGCCGTTTTACACCGATCCGCGAACAATCGAAGGCGAACTGCTGTTTCCTGATCGGTTCCCAGAGGACCAAGTGGTCGATCTTGAAGAGACCATGGGCATCTACGCCAGCGCCGGTCAGCTTCAACAGCGCCCCGCACCGCGCGGCGGCGGCATGTTCAAGCGGTCAGACTTCCGCGTCATCCAAGCTGAGCCTGCAGGCTATCGGTGGGTGCGCGGCTGGGACTTGGCCGCAACTGACGATCCGTCGGCGGCCCGGACTGCTGGCGTAAAGATGGGAATCGGCCCAGACAACCGATTGTGCATCGCCCACGTCGTCAAAGATCAGGTAAACGCGGCTGGTGTGGAGCGGCTGCTGGGCAGCACCGCGGCGGCCGATGGGCGGGCGGTGCGTGGCTCAATCCCGCAGGATCCCGGCTCTGCAGGTAAATCATGGGCTTTGCATCTTCTCAAATCGTCGCTGATGGGTTACAGTTACACAGCTAGCCCTGAAACGGGCGACAAAGAAACGCGTGCAATGCCCCTGGCGGCACAGGTTGAGGCCGGTAACGTGGACATTGTGGCAGGCGATTGGAATGGTGAATTCTTGGACGAAGCTGCGACGTTCCCGATGGGTAAGTTCAAAGACCAAATTGATGCCGCGACACGCGCGTTTGATATGCTGGCGGGCGCAAACAATTCATGGGCTGGAACGATATGAATATCATGGACGGCCTGCGCAACATCGTCGCCAATCTCGGCACGGACCGGGACAAGGCTGCGCACACCCATTATTACAACACCACGATTGCCGACGATCAGCTTGTCGCCATGTACCGCACCAGTGCCATTGCACGCAACGTAGTGGACCTGCCCGCAGAGGATGCGACCCGTGAATGGCGGGAATGGCAAGCCGATGCGGTGCAGATCAGCGCGATTGAAGCTGAGGAAATGCGTCTGGGCTTGCAGGGCAAGACGATGCAAAACCTCAAGCGCGCGCGGCTGTTCGGCGGCGCTGCAATCTATATCGGCACGCGCGACCTGGACGCATCGAAGCCGCTGGATCCGGCCCGGATCGGC